CTATAGAGAACGCGCCAGCACGTTTCAATGAGTCATACGTTCGGGACTTGGAGTATGACTTACAGAAGGCTTTGGAAGAGGTTCAAACTCTGAAGGCAAAGTCTCCTGACTGTCCCACATGTGTAGAACCCCAGCCAGAAGAGAGCCAAGAAGAAACGCCAGAGCCAGAAGAGTCTTCATCTAAAACCGTCACTCTCTACAGAATGCCAAACAATACGAAATGGAACTGGGAGGGCCGTAGCAACCCGTCTACTGAGTTCATGCGTCAGCACCTTATGGATGAACATGGCATCGATGCTTCGATGATGACGCGTGAACAAATGCAACTGCTTCACAACAACGCCCACAATTACGGTGACGACAAAGCCTTTGGCTTTCCAACAGAGTTTAATTCTAGCGTGACCGCTAGTGGGTGCATAGATGGTAAATGTCCTCTTCCCGGTTCCTCTGGCAGTGGTAGTTGTCCAACTTGTCCTGGCGGCAGTTCGTCCCGTTCCTACTCACGCGGATTCTTTGGGAGATGGCGATGAAGATAACACGCAAGCACAAACGAACACAGGCAGAAGCCAAGCAACGGTTAATTGCTTTGGCGGACCAGATGGGCATGACGCTTGAATGGGTAGACGAACAATCCGCCACTGGCTCTATGTCGGTCAATGGCGTCACGGTGACTGGTGCCGCCAAAGTCACTGATGCAGATGTGGTGCTGGATGTAGAGCTACCCCGCTTGGCCCGCATGTTCTCTAGCCGCATCCAGAAACAAGTTGAAAAAGAAATGGATAAAGCACTATGAGCGAAGAAACAACCAACATAGCCAGCCCGGAAGGCATATCGAAGTTCCTTGAAAAAAACGGGTTGGCCACATTGCTCCTGCTGGCTTTCCTCTACGTTGCATGGACTTCCTTCCTATCCCCTGCGGCAGATCGCTACATGAAACTGCTTGATTCGGTAACTGAATCAAACGAAACACTTTCAAAGGTAATTGATCAGCTCAAACAAGGAATCGTAAATATAGGCGAATCCAACGGGAAGCAAATGCAGGTCAATCAAGACCTGCTGCGAACGATTGACCGAAGGACCGAAGAGATCAGCCGAAAGCTGGACGAATTGAGGGGTGGGCGGGGCCAGCCATACGTGCCCCCCGTAACTTGTAGGGTAATCCCTGAAGAGTGAAACTATACACCAAAATCCGTCTGTGTTGGCCGGGTTTGTTAACTTTAACTAGAGGAAATTGCAATGTCCGTTGAAGACAAGCAAAAGGCCATCACAGATATTGAAGGCCAAATCAAAGATATCGAAGAGCGTAAGTGTGAAACACCTGAAGAGGTAGAAGCACGAAACGCTGATTTATCAGCAGCAACAACACAATTTGAAGCTGCAATCAATGAACTAAAAGAAGTTCGCCGCCTAGAGGAACTACGAATCAAGGCAAGCGAAGTTAGAACCGAATTGTCACCTGCTGGCACTGTAGCACCAGCACCAAAGAAAGAAGTGAGAGCCTTGTCAAAGTTTGACGCAAAGCCTGGCAAACAATGGCCAGACGCAGAAACCGCCAGCCAGGTTGGCGAACTGCTTGTCCGCATGTCACGTGGTGAAATTTCAAGCCGTGCTGTATCAGCCCATCCTATCGGGTCTACTGATACTATTGCCGCAGACAGCATGGGCGAAACAAGCCCAACGTACGACGGCAAGGGATCGGAATTAGTAATGGATGAACTCTACAGAGGCATCCTGGAGCAGCTTTACTACGAATCCATTTGCTTAGGTTTGGCTTCTGTTTATCAGGTCAACACTAGCGGGCTTCATGTGCCGATCGCAGGGGAAGCACCTTTGGCAGATTGGTACAGTGAGAATCAGGAAATACTTCCGTTTAACCCTGCCACATCAAAGGCAATTCTAAACCTGAAGAAGATGGGCCAAAGGGTGCAAGCATCCAACGAACTTTTAGATGATGCGTATATCAACGTGGCCAATATGGTCTCGTCACAAATATCAAGTTCATTCGCGCAAACTTCTGACACTGCATATTTCCAAGGAAATGCTGGTGCAGGAATCGACGGCCTGTGTGACGCAGTAGAAGCGTTCGGTACAGGCAGTAACGTCTTGGAAGTAGCTGATGCGGAAACACTCACCACAGCAGAACTTGCTTTCTGTTGGGAGAATGTGCATCAGAACGCCCGCAACCGCACCTGGGTTGTTAGCCCACAAGGCTGGGGAAGCGTTATGGCTATTGCAACAGAGCCACAAGCTGGGGCTGTTGTAACTGATTCGGTACGGGCCACTATCTACGGTTCGCCTGTTGTGGTTTGCACTACTCTTCCTGATGATGTGCTGGCCATCTACGGCGATTTCAGCATGGCTTCCAGCATTGGCGTCAAGCGTAACGGGTTGACACTTCGCGGAAGTGCTGACCGGGCTATGGAACTAGATGCATACGTTTGGGTAGCAACCCAGCGAATGGCATTCAGCCCACACAGCCCAGAGTTCTTGGCAATGCTCAAGGCTCCAACGCCATAGGTTTTTGCATGACTCCCTAGCCGCCCGGCTCTCTTCCCACCCTCCTGAAGATGATGCTGGGCGGCTAGGTTCTTTCTATAGGAACCAACATGATAGAACCAAAAACCGTCAAACGTGCAGGCCCGTCCATTGTCCCGTTCTTGTCTTTGCCAGAAGTAAAGGCACAGTGTTCCATCATGGAATGCGATACACAGTGGGACTCTCTGCTAATGTCGTACATCTTGGCCGCCCAGGTTGAGATAGAAGCCCGCCTGTCTGTGACATTAACGCAGACGCAGTGGGCCGCCAGTGTGTCCTCTGCCGATGTGCAGAAAGGTTGTACGGTATCACTGCCATTTGGTCCTGCTATGGAATTGCCTGTGATGGTCAAGCTGGGCGATGGTGAAGAGATGCCAGCCGACCAGTATTCGGTAGATACGTTTAATGTGCCGGGTAGTGTGACATTCTTTGGCGGTGAAGTGCCAGCAGGTGACGTTCTGATCTATTGGTACGCAGGCAGTACCGATCCACTGCTGATACCTGAAAACGTAAAGGTCGCTGGCAAGATGTTTGTGGCTCACTTCTTTGCACACAGGGAAGCTGTGCAGGATACAGGAGCAATAGAAGTTCCAATGGCCGCAGAAATGTTGCTGGCTGCCTCTTCTCATAACGGGATGTACTAATGATAAAGTCCGGCATGATGCGGGAACTTATACAGGTACAGGTTCCCGTTTCAACAACCAACGAATTTGGCGAATCGGTCCTGACGTGGAAGGACTGTTTTAAATGTCATGCAGCCATCCAGCAGTTGACGGTCGCCCAGCTTGCCAGAGCCAATAAAGCAGAATCGCAGGCTACCTATAACGTCACCATTCGATGGCAGCCCAGTGTCTCCCTGCCGCTGCGGATTATCTGGCTGAATAATAAATGCCGAACCATGTACGTGTCTGCAGCTGTAGCCGATGACGCCAAACGAACCAATATTGTATTGACCGCCGAAGAAAGAGACGATTCCGAATGAGTGGATACCCTGAGATTTGGTTACGGGATTCCATCACAGAAGCCACAGGGGCTCAGGCATACCCTGTCATGGCACCAGAAACGGCAGCCACGCCCTATGTAGTCTACAGCCGTAGCGGCACAGAACGCGATTTGGCTATGCCTGCAATATCCAGAGCCCCCCTTGCCGCCTTTGATTTGTACGTTGTCACGGATTCGTACATGAGCGGGAAAGAGATGGCGGAACAGATCCGCGTTAAATGCAACAATTTTGTTGGAGAATACTCAGGCTGTACGATTACATCATGTGCAATTATCAGCCAACAGGACGGCAGCCCTGAAGAAAAAGACGGGGAAACCACACCAAACTACGTTCAAGAACTTTCTTTTGCAGTCAGATATGAGGAATAAACAATGGCCGCACCTTTCACAGATTCGCAAGCTACTACCCTTACTTACAATGCCGTCGAATACTTTTGCACGTCCATCGTCCGGAATGCAGAAGGGGCGGGAGACCTGACAGACCAAAGGGTTGACGTTTCTACACTTGACCTGGCAAGCGGTTCATGCCGCGTCTATCAAGACCCGCCGCTAAAGGATTGCGGAACAGGCGGTGCAGATGGAACAATCACGTTTCAGGTTGACTTTTACGGCACCGAAGAACCGCAACTCAATCAAAGTCTGGCTTTGGTTATTACACAGGAAGGCGTTGGTGCTGGTGG